AGGGAGAACTTACATGTTGTCGATGTTTGTCTGGATGGTGATGGCGATTACTCGGTCCGAACTAACGTAGGGCCGACAAGTAAGTTAAACAATAGTCTGCTGATACAGAGTAAGCACTTACGGTACGTGGTCAAAGCACTGAGCAAAGATTCTCTGCACGATGCACGACGATGGACACTAAAGAAACTAGACGAGGCGATGCAGCACATCAATAAATCTGTATGTCATGCAGTGGAGTGGTCATACAGTGGGATGGAGACGGGGCGTGGGACTCGTGACTCCAAGCCGTCCATCGAGTTGCCGCTCAGTATCACGACGGCGTTGGTGCGAGTGATCAAGGGCGAGATGGCACTGACTGACTTGTCGCCAAATATCCATGCTGAGATCGATAAACAATATAACAAATTTACCCAAGCGCGAGACAAGTACAGAACCGTAATCTCCGAAGTGCGAGATTTCTTTAGCGATGACAAGTGGGTCATCTTTAACGATGTCAACGGTGGCATGGTGGTCGGTGGGATCAGCAAGCAGCCACTACTTGCAGCAGTGGAATACTTTGATAACGAGGGTAGCGGCAGAAACTTCCCTCCCATCTATAGTTATAACTATGTAGATGTGGTCGAGCCGTTCAGGTGGTATCGGTCGTTTGATGCGATGCCCGAGGCTATGCGCGAGTCGATCAAGATGCGCCTGATGATGCTGAAGGTACACACCAACAGCGAAGGGTTGTTCCCAAACCCCGAGGCCAATATCAGTTTTTATCCGTCACTTGGAGCGTACATGAGTAAAGAGTATTCAGGATCACCGGTTGTCATGCTGAGCAAGTAAGAGGTAAAGACGGTGGGTTACATGAACAACGAACCGCTTTCCATGAAGGACGAACTCTGGAGAATCGGGGCGTACTGTGGGGAATCAATGTTTAACGGAGAAGGGTGGCGCTGCCGCCTGTATCTGGGCAACAGGATGACCCGCGAGTTTGATAAAACTAACCTGCCAGACTTGATCAAAGAACGGTTAGCGTTTATTAATGCCTATGATTGGGATGAAATACATACCAAGTCTGACGTAACGGATAACTCCGCTGCCATGTTGGTGTGGTCGTTTAAAGATGTTTATCCCAAGGAACTGATCGACGTAGGCTGGCGGTATAAAAACCGATATTGCTTTGTCGTACCAGACTCTTTTTACAAAGAGATGCGGGGCGAAAACACTAACCATGACACCCGAGGCCAAGGTCAAAGCGAAGGTAAAGAAACTTCTCGCTGAGTTCGGTGCTTACTATGCGATGCCAGTTACCGGCGGCTACGGTAACTCAGGAGTTCCTGATTTTTTGGCTTGTTACAAGGGAAGATTTTATGCTATAGAGTGTAAAGCAAACGGTGGTAAAACCACTGCACTTCAAGAAAAACACCTTGCTGATATTCGTGCGGCAGGTGGCGTAAGTTTAGTGATACACGAAGCAAACGTAGATGATCTACGCAAGGAGTTGGAAAATGTCGAAAGGAAACAAGCCGACGCTGTCGGACAAGATTCGTGCCCTTTTTAAAGAGGGTTGTGACCGAAAAGAAATTGAAAAGAAGTTAGGCGTAAGTCCACAGTTGATTTACGCAGTTGCTAAAAGAGAAGGGCTGCTGAAAAAGAAAAAGAAGGCTGTGATGCCTGAACAGCACCCAGACCCGAACGTGTGGGTAGCAGAGAAAAAATACGTTAGAGCAGTAGCGGCGGCGTATAAAAACGCGAAGAAGCCCTCGAAGATTATCAAGGCGGTGCAGGAGATGACCGCTGAGATTGAGAAAGTTAAATCTGATCTCGTCAACAATCCGCCACACTACAGAGTAGGTGGTATCGACACGCTCGACTTCATCGAAGCGAAGGACTTGAACTTCCGTCTGGCAAACGTGGTGAAGTACGTTGTTCGGTGTGGACGCAAGGCTGACTCCGATCCGGTGCAGGATTTGGAGAAGGCAGCGTTCTACTTGAAGCGCGAGATCGACGCGAGGAAATCTGCGTGATCCGAATTAACCGGACAAGGTTTTCCCGCCTAGTGTGGGACAACATCTTTCAAGGTGCGGAGTCGCAGATTGGTGCGCGGCAAGAGTTGGCTGATCGACTTTCTACGCATGACAAGTTGCGTGTTGGAGCAGATTACAACACAGGGTCGATGTCACTGGATGCGATGGTGGCGTTGTTCTCTGTGGCGTATTTCTTCAAGCCCAAGGTCATCGCAGAGGTAGGTACGTTCATCGGTAACTCTACTTATGCACTTGTTGAAGGCGCGGAGAATGACTGTGAGATGCACACGTGTGACTATTCAAACGATATCGACCTGTCATTCTATATTTCTACGCTTTCGTTAGTTCAGTATCCGAAGACTCCATCATCTGCCATGTTTCAAAAAATGCTTGAGCAAGGCAAGAAGGTAGACTTGTTTTTCATCGATGGACGTTTATCACCGGGTGATATACCGTTGATCGAAAAGTTAGTAACGAATACCACTGTAATTGCACTGGATGATTTCGAGGGCGTTGAGAAGGGCGTAGCAAACGCAGGACTTCTCTTGTCTTACAACTGGGTCAAACTGTACTACCACCTTGTTTATCCGCCCAAGGACATGAACTGCAACGTGGCCCTACTTGTGCCGCGCAAACTTGTGGAGTGGACAGATCAATGAAGAAGTTAATAAAAACATTTCTGCGTTGGCTTGATGAAGGACGGTGGGAAGCATGGCGGCACGTACCGCCGCCGCAGTGGGCAGCGAAACGTGGTGGGAGAGAATACTGGTGAACATTGAACAGGCACAGGAGAGGTTGAAGGAAGCCATCAAACTAGCAGGAGATGAGCAATACGATCCTGCCGTGGTGATCTTCACGGATATTCTTGAGAACACGCCAGATATTTCTAACCAATCTGCCGCGCAGGTTTACGTTCAGCGCGGTCGATGCCATTGGGAGATGCGGCGTTGGGAGGAATCTGAGAAGGACTTTTCCGCTGCTAATAAACTTCTACCTGAAAACCCCGATCCATATTGGACGCTGTGTCTGCTGTACTTGCAGATGAACAGGTTTGATGAGGCATGGAAACATGTCGAGTGGCGGTGGAAGACGACGAAGTTTGACTCACCCCGTCTTAAGACATCTAAGCCTCAATGGACGAAGGGCTGCGGTGCGAAGCACGTATTCGTCTGGTCGGAGCAGGGTATTGGCGATCAGATTTTGCACTTGTCTTTGCTAAATAACATTCGTAAAGAATGTGATCGGCTGACATTGATGATTGATGTGCGGTTGGCTTCACTCATTCAAAGAACATTCAAGGACATCGAGGTCGTACCGCAGACGGCGAGGGTCAAGGGCTTTGATGCTCAGATTGCACTGGGCAGCATCGGCGGTCAGTTCATTCACGACAAGGAAGATATAAACAAGTACGCGGCTCGTAACTATTTGAAAGCCGACCCTGAGCGGGTTGAGCGGCTGATTACAAGTATTAAACGACCGGGCGAGAGATTGATCGGGCTGTCGTGGCACAGTGGTGCGCCGCGCATTGGTAACAACAAGAGTGTCCCGATTGCTGAGTTGATGCCACTGTTCCGCTTACCTAACACACGGTTCGTGTCGTTGCAGTACGGCGATTGCTACGAAGACCTGTACGAGTTGGAGAAGCAGTACGGTATCCGTGTAGGCATCGTACCGTCGATTGATAATAAGGACGACATTGAAGGACTTGCGGCGTTGATGACGGCGTGTGATGCGGTGGTAACAGTCAGTAATGCGACTGGGCACTTTGCCGGTGCGTTGGGCCGACCGACGTATCTCTTGAACAGTAACAAACTTTGGTATTGGAGCAACAACTCCGATGATGGACACAACCGATGGTACCCGACGGTAAAAGTCTATTCCAGAAACAACGTAGTAACTCCGTGGACGGAGCAGATCAACGAGTTGGTGGAGGATTTGAAGTGAGTGCGTTTGTATTCTTTCATGTTGGAGATGACCTGACGCAACCGAATCGGTTGGTAGAGTCGATCCGCAAGACAAACCCCGGTGCTGAGATTGTCATGGCCTCTGATCCTGACACGCCTGAGATTCTTGGGATTGACCGCCGCGCTAACGTGAAGGGGGATCGCAAGGAGATCATGCTGCTGCGTCTCGCCGGGTTTGCCGGGGCACAGGTCGATAAACCTGCCATCTATCTGGACACAGACATGGTTGTGAAGCAGCCGATTGATCCGAAGAAAATCCTAGGTGGTAAGACAGCGATACTGTGCCGTCGCACGTTTAACAAAGAAGCCATCTTTAACCACAACCTACGTGGTATGGACTTCAGCGAATACAAAGGGCGCACTTTGAATGAGGTCTACCCGATACTTGCTTGTGCCACGGTGACACGTGACTGGAAACCTTGGGCACAGATGGTGTCCATGATGGACTTTATTCATCCGAAGTTTAAGTTGTGGTACGGCGACCAAGAAGTGCTGCGTCTGTATGCAAGCACTGAGGCAGACGAAGTGGACTACATCACTGAAGGCGAGTACGCCTGTCTCCCTGAGTTTGAACACACGGTCTATCCAACGCCGAAGATCATTCACTACAAGGGGGGTCGGAAATGACCCGCGACGACATCATCCGATTGGCGCGAGAAGTCGATGCAGAAATAAGCGCTTTTATTGATTACCACTATGATCAAGAAATGGTCGTATTCAGCAAAGGTCAACTTGAACGCTTCGCCGCCCTCGTTGCCGCAGCCGAGCGTGAGGCGTGTGCGGAAGCGTGTAAAAACCCTTGCGTAAATGACGAAGATATCCACCACTGGCCGACCTCTGAAATGTGTGCCGCCGCCATCCGTGCGAGGGGAGAGAAATGAAAGAGGTAAGAGGGTGGTGGCTACCGGATGAGGACACGCACTTTGAGCAGTACTTTAATGCTCAAGATCACGGCGAGTATCAGCTTAACCAACGTAACAAAGCTCTTCATTACGTAGACAAGTATGACTTGGCGCTCGACATCGGTGGGCACGTAGGGTTTTGGTCCAGACCGTTGAGCGAGAAGTTCAGTAAGGTTATCGCTTTTGAGCCTCACCAACCGTACATTGACTTGTTTACGCTTAATGCGCCGAAGGCTCAGATTATTAAGGTTGCGTTAGGCGAACACGAAGGGCAAGCAGAACTGAAGACCCCCGGTGACAACACCGGAGCGGCATATTTGACGGAGGGTGGCGGTACAGAGATAAGAACTCTGGATTCGTTCGGATTCCGCGACATCGACTTCATCAAGATTGACTGCGAAGGTTACGAGTTCCCCATCGTGAAGGGTGCATCGCAGACACTGAAGCGTTGCCGCCCCGTTGTAGTCGTGGAGCAGAAACAGCACAAGACCCATAGTAATTGGTGGAGTAAGACCGCCGCTGTGGAATACATGATTAACGTACTCGACTACCGTGTAGTCGGGCGGGTACTACAAGACTGGGTGTTGAAAAAGGTATGAATAGAGAAGACATTCTTCGCATGGCCGATGAAGCGTATGAACTTGCCAAGAAAGACCTATTGAATGGGGATTATTTGACAACGGGATTTCTTGCGATACGAGACATTCATTTTTACCGCCTTGCTACCGCAGCCGAGCGGGAGGCGTGTGCGAAGGCGTGCGATCAGTTGTCGTGGAAATTGAACGATGACATCACGAAGGCCGCTTTTACAATGGCAGCGGATACGATTCGTGCGAGGGGCGAAAAATGAAATTCTTTATTGGTTGGGATAGTCGTGAGGAGATCGCTTACGAGGTAGCGAAGCGTTCGCTGCTGAACAAAGCAAGCATTGATATAGAAGTTACTCCGATCAAACAGCGCGAGATGCGAGAAAGAAATTTGTATTGGCGAGAGCATGACCCGCTGTCATCCACGGAGTTCTCATTTACAAGGTTTCTCACGCCGTATCTTGCAGGATACAAGGGGTGGGCCGTTTTTTGTGATTGTGATTTCTTGTTCCGGCACGATGTGGCGGGGCTTCTTGATTACATGGATGGCGAGAAGGCTGTCTACGTAGTGCGCCACGAATACAACCCACCAGAGAAGATCAAGATGGACGGTGCGGTTCAGACGCAGTACCCGCGCAAGAATTGGTCATCGTTTATGCTGATTAATTGCGAGCATCCTGCAGTACAGGCTCTGACACCTGAAGTAGTCAACCAGCAATCGGGGTTGTACTTACATAGATTTCAGTGGCTCCCGAATAAGTACATCGGTGAGTTGCCAATCGCATATAACTATCTTGAAGGATGGCATACGAAGAACGATTGCCCGAATCCAATCGCAGTGCATTTCACTAGAGGCGGTCCGTGGTTCCGTGATTATTTGCACGTGGAGTACGGAAACGAATGGGTCGATGTAGCAAGGAGAGTTGAACATGATCGAATCTGATGACGAAGAATCATTCCTCGTCCCCGCTGAAACCGAGAATTCTCAGAAGGATAAGGTCTGGTGCAAGATCGGTGAGAAAGGGAATCTGGAATACGTCGATTGGGACATGATCGACGGACTGGCAAAACAATTTGACGCGATGCCACCAGATAAGCGTAACGACACGATGTTAATTGCTAAGTTGATGTGGCTTGTACGAGAAGACACACGGAGACTATATGAGCAGAAGCAATGAGTATTTGGCAGACCGGCTGAATGCAGAGATTCGTACACTGCAAAGCCGACTACAAAAACTTACCGAAGAGAACGACGCCTTACATAGCGAATGCAAATTCGGCGCGGCTGTGTCGTTGATATTAGGTATTTTATTGGGTACTGCAGTAGGTATTGGGATAAGTACTGGAATAGGTATTAAATTATGACCATAGATAACGAGTCTCCACCGGGAGCGTGGAAGAACGAGATGGCACGGATGTCATGGGGTTTTGGGCAGTCGCAAAGCAAGACCGTCCAAGACGTAATTGTTGTTATGCGGAAGTCTGGTCTATGGGATGAGGCCAACTTAATAGACATGGAATTCACTGCACTGAAGGCAGAGATAGAGCGTCTTCGTGGAGAGAAGAAGTGACTGCGTATTACTGCAAGTACTGCGGGGATGTGGTCAAGCGTAACTCCAAGAAGGTATGGATGAATTCGTTCTGCACGACAGTGAGTCGGATGGTACGAATTTACAGGAAAAAGAGACAAGATTGACTCATGATTGAAACAGTAGCATCCCGTATGCGACTTCCTATAATCCAAAATTATGGGGGTCGTGTATCAACAAGTCAGTCTGGAAGATCGGGGCATCAAGCGCCGACTTGCCGTATTGCAGAAGGCTTGCTTACCTGCGGACAAACTGTATTTCCCCGAAGACGGCGTGTGGTGGATGGCGTATATTCGCAACGCGCCTGTGGGCTTCTCGTGCGTCAGTCCGTCAAAGCAATTAGCAGACGGGGCGTACTTGGGCAGGTGTGGGGTTCTTCCTGCGTATCGGGGTCGCGGGATACAACGTCAGATGATTCGTCTGCGCGTGGCTTGGGCAAGGCGGCACAACTA